TGCCCGCGAAGAGCTCGAGGAAAAAGGGGCCGTGGAGTTTGGAGACGACGCCTTTCTGGAGGCCCGTGATCGAATGGCTGTGTGATTTAACGACGCGGGAAATTTGGGTCTATGCCTGCCGGCAGTCCGGCAAATCAACGATCCTGGGCGGGTGGCTCGGCTACGTTATCGACGTGGTCCCGGGTCCCATGAAGATCATCCTGCCCGACGAGAAGGTCGCCAAGAAACGGATCAAGCGGTTCCGGCCCGCCTTCGAGAAATCGCCTCGCATCATGCACCATCTGGGCGGGGACATTCGCAACCTTCTGATCGGGGAGGTGACGGACATGGACAATATGCAGCTCGTCCTGGGCTGGCCGACCAGTCCCGTCACGCTCGAAGATGACGCGATCCAGTACCTGGCGGGCGATGAGGTCGCTTTATGGACGGTGGAGATTGTGGACGGCGTCAGTACGATTGATACCTTGCGCTATGGCACGCGGACTTATGAGGGTATCAGCAAGCGTTTTTTCATCACGCGCCCCGGCAACAAAGGCGACGTTGCGGACAAAAACTTCGAGGAATGTCAGAAATGGACCCTCCACGTCGTCTGCCCCGAGTGCGGGGAATATCACGAGGCTATGTTCGAGAACGTCATCATCGACAAAAACAAAGACGGCAAGTTTTTCGACCCTGCCTATTATCATTACAGGCCGGGCAAGGGCCGGCGGAAGGCCCGGTACGTATGCCCTCACTGCAAGGCCGAATGGTCCGAGCTGGAGCGCAAGGCCGCCATCTCGGGCTGCCGGGCCTGTCCCAGCGGGTGCACCATCGGCAGGGACGGGGAGATTGCAGGCGAGTGGGAGGACGGCGACAAAAAGGCATTGTGCGTGCCGGCGGTACTGGTCGATCCATCCTTCACGACGGTCGATCAATTAGCCGCCGAGTTTGTCGCCGCCATCAAGCGGCGGGATTCGGGTGACATAGGACCGTATCGCAGTTTCTGGAACAATCAGAACGCCCGGGCGTTCGAGCGGCGGGAGCGGGAGACGGGCCTGACTCAGTTGCAGTCCCACGTGGGCGACTATTCGATGGTCAAGAGGCTCGTGCCCCGCCGCGTCCAGTTGATTTGTCACGGCATCGACGTTCAGACCGATTGTGTATGGGCCGTGACAAAGGGCTACGGTTTCCGAAACGAGCAATGGCTTCTGTGGGCCGGGCGGCTGGAGACGGGCCATACGGGCCGGCCGGAGAATTGGGACCTGGTCGAATCGTTCGTCCGCAGCGAATGGGTCTCGGCGGAAGATGAATCGGTCCGGTACTACGCCAGCCGGGCCGCCGTCGACTGCCGTTACCAGGTGGCCGAGCGCGATGAGGAATCGAGCGTGGTCTATGATTTTTGTCTTCGATTCCCGGAGGGGGCCGTGGTCCCGGTCATGGGATATGGCAGGGACCGGATGCACAATAGTTACTACAAGGCCCGTCCCGTCGCCGGCAAGGCCATGCGGCGATTCGATCTCTGCGTTGATACGGGCAAGGACCGGCTCTGGCAATGCCTGTACGACAAGGAAAAACCCCCAGGCCCCGGGTTCCTGCATCTGCCGAACGATCTGCCGGGCGACCTCGCCAGGCAGTTGGCCAGCGAGGCCCAGCTTGTCAAACGGACGCGCAGCGGCCGCGAGATCGTCACGTGGGTGCTCAAGCCCGGCTTCCGCGAAAACCATATCTGGGACGCGAGCGTCTATTGCGATCTGGCCGCCGAATTAGCCGGCGTCTTTCACCTTCAGGACGTGGACTACGTGAAGGCCGTCGCCGGCCGGATGAAGAAACACAAGGACGACTCGAAACAGGAAAGCAGTTACTGGGACGGAACGCCAACGCTATAGATTTGCGATTTACGATTTATGATTTCGATTTTCAATTGAAAGGAATCAAGGAATGGGTTCAGAGCACGATAAAGGCATAGAACTCCACGACGCCAGTATGTCATTTATTACTCCCCCTTTTGGAATGATTTTGGAGGAAGCCGGTGAGACGATACTTGCCATCCAGTTTTGGGTCAAAATCACAAAGCAGGAGGCTGACCGACTAAGTGAGATGAACAAAGACGGTAAGAAGTTTAAGTTGTTTTTTGAACCATATACGTAAGCCTCAGAAATAATCAATGCCAAGCGGTTTTTTTGATGATCTGCCGGATTTAGGGTTGCCGGATCAACCGATGAGACGGCGGCTTCCAGCCAGGGACGAAGACGGCATTCCGGTCGTCTATTACGTCAAGGTCCGTTGCCCGAATCCCAATTGCGGCTCCGAAGATTGCCCGGTCTATTCGAGCGAGGTACCGATCCGGTACCATAAATGCCGTGCGTGCGGGCTGAATTTTAAGAGCATCGAGCAAAAATAAATCTTCAACTCGTTACCAATCCCTGGTAACGACCCCATTTCAAACATTCCCCGCCCTGCCGATACTGTGCCTATACAGTATACCAGATGTGGTGAATGGTTTGATTATGGAGCACAAGATGTGGCCACGTTAGCGGAACAATTGACGAGCGTTCAGGCGGCGATTGCGGCGGTCGAATCGGGGGCCCAGAGTTTCGTCAACGACGAAGGGGCGACGATCACGTATCCATCGCTCGATGTTCTCTACAAGCGGGAAGAGCGGTTACTCGGCCGGGCCGAGCGGGGAAACAGCGGGTATATCAAGGTGTCGGAATTTTGATGAGCAACGGCGAGCGTAATTCGTTCTGGGGCCGGATGTCGGAGGCAATGGATGGCCCGGTCAGTGTTCTTTCGCCCCGTTTGGCGAGGGCCCGGCAGGCCCATCGTTTTGCCTACGAGGTGCTCGACCGGAGCCGGTTGCGGAAGAAACGGATCTATGGTCCCCGTTCCGGTGACCGGGACCTCAGCGAAAGTACGCTGGATGAGCTCCGCCAGATCGCCCGGGACCTTTCCAACAATAACCCCCTGGTCAAGGGATTGTTTCGCAAATTAGTCACGAACATCGTCGGGACCTCCACGCGGATCCAGGCCCGCACGGAGGACAAAGGCTGGAATGAAGCGGCTGAACAGGCGGTCAAGGCCGAGATGGTCGAGCAGCCTTGTGACGTTACGGGCCGGTTCAACTTTCACGCCTATATTCATAAATGCGATTACCGGTTTATGCAGGATGGGGACATCTTCACCCTGCTGACCGATGAGGGTCCCCAGGCGTTCCAGGGTGAATGCTGCGGAACGCCCTATGGTTCGAAGATCGAGATCGATCCGCAATATTACGACGTGGTCAACGGCGTCGCCTTCAGCAAACAGACCGGCCGGGTCCTCGGCTACTATCTCGGCAAGCCCAACAAATGGGGCTACATCCAGCCGACCGGATATCAGAAATATCCCGCCGAGATCGTCCATCACATGTTCGATCCGGAGCGGTTCGATCATTCGCGTGGCGAGCCGATGCTGACTAGCGCCGTCGTTTATATCGATCTGCTCTTCGGTTACGTGGACGCCGAGGTCGTGGCGGCCAAAGTCAACGCCTGTTTTCCTCTCAAAGTGAAAACGTATACGGGTGCAGGGTTGACCGGTTCGCTGGGCGGCATGAAAACAACGGGGGGAGACGAAAAAGAAGATGATTATGGACGCAGGATGGTTCGCATGGAGCCGGGTCAGATATGGGAAGGGGACAGTGCCGGGGGTGAAGAGCTCGACGTTCTCGGCGCCGCCCGGCCGGCCCAGGCCTTCGATCCCTTCGTCATGCGGATGCTCATGTTCATCGGCTCGCCGCTGTGCCTGCCGTTGATGCTGACGACGGGGGACTTCAGTAACGCGACCTTTATGAACGGACGGTTCGCCTATAACGAGGCCCGGGCCTTTTGGCGCGATCAGCAGGAGCTCGTGGTCCGGCCCCTGGTCCGGCGGTTATGGCTCTGGAAGATCCGCCAGCTCATCGACCGCAAGGTGCTGACACAGCGAGACGACTGGACCGCACACCAGATCTATTTGAAACGATGGCCCTACGTGGATCCCTATCGCGAGGCCCAGGCCGACAAAATTGAGCTGCTCGACAACTTGACGACCACTCGCACTGATATCGCCGCCCGCCAGGGCCGCGACTGGTCGGAAGAAATCCTGGCCCAGCGGGTCAAGGAAGAAAATGAGATCGCCGAAAGCGGCGTAGTCCTGACTCCTCAAAAACAAGCACCGCAATCCAACGGGGAGGAAAAATAATGCCCTATCCCAATGAGCACGCCGCCCGTTTGAGAAACCCGGATGATTTCGACCCGAAGAGTTTTCGCCGGACCGATGGCGGTATGATCTACGGAAAGATCAAGGTGCCCAAGACCGTGGCGATCATCTGGGGCAAGCTCAAAGGCAAAGCCAAACCAAGTGATAACCCGGTCCCGCAGGCATTGAGATTCGCCAAAGAAAACTGGACCGCAGAGAAGGCCAGGAAGTGGCTCAAGGATAACGGGGTCAAGTATATCTCCTTCGAACCGGCCGGCAGCAGCAGTCGCCAGGCGGCGGGAGACCCCGTCATTTTGAAAGAGATTGCCGAGAATCCCTTCATTTTCACGATGCCCGGTCTGGTGGAGTTCGCCGAAACTTCGCCCGACAAGCCGAAGAACAAAGTAAAACTGACGCTCTACGATGGTTCAATTGTAGATCATTGGTATTGGGGGAAACTGGCATTCGACCAGAAAACGATGCGGATGGCCAAAAAAAGAAATCCGATACTTTTCAGTCATGACGTCACACAGCGGATCGCCGTCAGTGACACGACGGTCTTTGAGCCGAAGTTCGTCATGGAAGGCGATTTTCTCAAGACCTCGCCGCTCGCCCAGGGTGTCAAAGCGGAAATGGATGAAGGATTCCCCTTTGAGGCATCGTTGCGGTTCGATCCGGATAAAAGCACCCTCGAGCATATCAAGGAAGGCGAGACGGGGGAGGTCAACGGTCATAAGTTGAAAGGACCCGGTACGATTATTCGTAACGCCCTGATCCTGGAAGGCAGTATCTGCGTCTTCGGGGCGTTGAAGAATACACAATCCCAGGCATTTGAAACTATTTTACATAAGGAGAATATCATGCCCGAAGAAATCACGAACATGACCTTGGCAGAGTTGACGGGGGAGAATTTTTCGACCGTCCTGCCCGAGATCTACAACCAGGTCCTGATCAAAGGCAAGGCCGAAGGTGAGCAGGCCGGCAAGCAGCGGTTCGCCGACCTGCAGAAGGTTTGCGGCGACGATGCGGCGTTGATCGTCCAATGTCTCTCCGAGGGGAAGACCGCCGCCGATGCGGCCTCGTTGAGGATGATCAAACTGCAGGCGGAGACGAAACGCCTCGCTGAAGAAAATGCGGCGCTCAAGGCGAAACGAATCGATCCCGCCGTGTCCGAGTTCAGCGACACGGCCCCGGCCCCGGGAACGTCCGGAAAGTTCGATGAGGCCAAGGCGACCGATGCGCAGCTCAAGGAGCATTTCGCCCAAACGCAGGACCTGAAGGACCGGTTCAGCTCGGCGGAGGCCTACATTGCCGGCGTCCGCCATCCGGCGAAATGAAAAACAAGTAACGATTAGTTGGTAGTTCTTTGTTCATTGATGAACTACGAACCATGAACTATTTACTCAATAAAGGAGATCAATCATGACATTAACAGCCAATACGCCGCTGACCTTTATCAGGGGCGAACAGAGCGAATACCCCCAGGCCGCCGCGGTGATCTATGAAGGGGCGATTCTCGGCGACAACGGCTCGGGTTACGCCCGATGCCTGGTCGCCGGCGATCCCTTCGTGGGCCACTCGATGGAGTATTACGACAACTCAGCCGGCTCGGCGGGCGATAACAACATCCAGCGCCTGTGCGGTTGCTATAGATTGCACGTGACGATTACCGGCGTGGCTATCACCGACGTTGGCAAAGACGTTTACGCCTCGGCGGATGATACTTATACGCTGACCTCCGGCAGCAATAGCCGCGTCGGCGTAGTTGTTCGTTACGTGAGGACGAATATCGCTAGTGTCGAATTTCAGACGACGCGCACCCTGGCGAGCCGTTTGAATCTGACACTCGCCACGAGTCCGGCCGGCGAAGAGAATATCAACGCGATGGTTTTAACTTTCGCCGGGACCGGCGGCCCCAAAAGGGGTCTTTATTTGAAAGGCGAAATCGCCGCCGCCGGACATTGCAATTACGGCATGTTCAAATTCAGGACCTATATCAATGGCGCGTCAGCGGCAACGTGTCATACTTTGTGTGCGAACTTGCACATCAAAGACGCGGGAACCCTCTCGGGTAGCGGTGAATATGCCCATTCTGCGATTTACGCCACCATCGAAACGGAGATCGCCGCCGCCGCCCCCAATTTGGCCGGCGGATCGTTGGCGGCCATCTACGTGGGATATTACGTCACTGAAACCGGCGGGGCTCCCGCCAACGCCCACGTTCTGAGCATAAACACAGACATGGCTAAGGGACGGTTCGATGGATTGTTTAAATTGCAGAATGCGGGGGACATTGGCGATTACACCTCCACTGGCAATGCACCCGTACTCGCAACCGGGGATAAGATGATCCCGATTAAAATAGGGGGAACGACCTATTATCTGGTTGCGCTCCAGGATACGGGCGTATGACGTGAATCAGTGCAATCCAATAAAAGAAACAGGGAGCGCATTATGCAATACGAATTGACGGTTAAAGACCGGGTCATGCTGCTCGATCTGGTGCCCAAAGAGGGCAGGTTTCTGTTCGTCAAGATGGTGCAGACGTTGTTGGGCGAGTTGAGTTTCTCGCAAGAGGAGAACGATAAACTCATCTTCCAGCAGACGATCAAGGGAGAAGTGCGCTGGGTCGAAAAAGCAGCCGAAGGCATGGTCAAGGTGGTCGAAATTCCTCAGACGATTATTGATGAGATCACGGCCAGTCTCCGGAGGCTCGAAGAAAAAGGCAAGCTGACCATCGACCACGTCCAGTTATACGAAAAATTCGTGAAAGATTAACAAGTCAATAGCGGGTTCATCCAAGGGCCGGCCAGTCCGAGGGTGACGCAAGGCAGATAAAAAGGTCGTGTGGGACCACACTCTCACACGGCCTTTTTGTTTGCGCCCATATCGCCACGGGGCGATGAAAAAGAAACGGTCCGTAGTTCATGGATCATCGTTCTTTGACTACGAACTATGAATTAAGAACTAACAACTCAATAAGGAGAATTTAAAATGAGATACATCACGACAGCGGGCGTTCGAGGCCAGTTCTTTCTGAGGATCGCCCAGGTTATGGCCGACTGGATCGATCTCTTGTCGATACCGTTCGATTCGAACAGTGCCATTGAGACCTACGCATGGCTCGGCACACCGCCCGGGCTCTCCGAGGTCAAAGGCGAGAAAAAGGGCGAAGAGGCGGCCGAGTACTTCTACCAGCTCCGCAACAAGGTGTTTCAGGGAGGACTGAATATCAAGCGGGAGGACATTGAGCGGGACAAGACCGGCCAGGTCATGGCCCAGGTCGACGAGTTCGGTACGCGGTGCGTGAATCACTGGGCGGAATTGATGAGCACGCTGGCATTGGCCGGCACCGGGACCACGCTCGGCAAGTGCTACGACGGCACCAATTTCTTCAGCGCTTCCCACGGGGAACGGAAGAGCGGGACGCAGAAGAATCTGCTGGTCTATACCGACATTTCCGCGTTAAGCGTTGTGGCGGCCGCGACACCGACGGCCACCGAGGCGGTCAAGGCGATCCTCGGCGTGATTACGCACATGCTCGCTATTCTGGATGACCAGGCCAAGCCGATGAACGAAGACGCCAAGAACTTCCTCGTCATGACGAGCCCCTCGCTCTGGATGTACCTGGTCCCGGCCATCGTCAATATGACGATCAATCAGGGCGACACCAATACCATCCTGTCGCTGAAGCAGGATGGCTTCAACGTTCGCGTCGTGGCCAATCCCCGGCTGACCTATACGGTCGATTTCGACGTGTATCGAACCGATGCGCCGCTGAAGCCGTTCATCCGTCAGGAAGAAATCCCCCTGGCGGACAATGTGGACGTGTTCGGCCCCGAAAGCGAGCACTATCGCCTGAACGACCAGATGCTCGTCAAGGCCTATACGCGAAGGGCGGCCGGCTTCGGCCGGTGGCAGTATGCGGCCCATGCGACGTTGCATACGACATAAGAGGCAGGTGGACGGCGATGGCGACGGCCTTTGAAACTAAATGGATGACGGCGGGCCGGGCGGCGTTCTTGGCGGTGTTCGGCCAGCCGGTGACGTTTCAGCCCGGCACGCTGGATCGGGCGATCACGGCGATTATCAAGTACGTCACCGATGACGCCACGGTCGATCCGATTTTGCGCCATCGCAGCCCGCTGGTCCAGATCAAGGTCGCCAACGATGCCACGCTCGGCATCGCGGCCTCGGAGTTCGCGGATAATCAGACGATCAGCGTTCCGCCGCGTCCGGGGGCGACCGCCCGGACGATGCAGCTCGCTCGAATCGTGAAGGCCAATGGGATTTGGGTCACCTACGAGTGCCATTGAAAAAGATTTACGATTTATGATTTGCGATTTATCAGCGTCTATCAGCGTTCATCTGCGGTTAAACAATTATGGTTTTGTCGGTTCAAATTAAGATTGACGAAGCGAGCCTGAAAGAGGCCGAGCGGGTCCTGGCGGCGATCCCCGGCGGGTTGAATCGGGCCATTGTTCGGTCGCTCAATCGCGGCATCGACCAGGCTTTCACCCTATACAAGCGAGGCGTCAGCTCGGCCATAACGCTGCCGTCTACAGTGGTCGGTAAATCGCTCGGCAAGAAAAAGGCGGCTCAGGGCCGGATGGTCGCATCATTGTTTGGTAATCCGTTCCGGGCGCCACTGGGCAGTTTCGAGGCGAAGCAGACTGCGATCAGCAAATCGGTCCGAAAAAAGATCGCCCGGGGCCTGGCGTCCCGGGTCCCCGGCGGAGGTGTACGCTATCGCATCGGCCGCTCCATGAAGATGATTGAAGGGGCCTTCATCGCCACGGTGACCGGCAAGAAAGGTGGGGCCGGCAGCGACTTGACGACGAGTTCCGCCGAGCGGCGGGCCGAATGGGCGGCGGAAGGCAAGACCGCCGCCGAGATCCGAAAGATGAGTCATCGAGGCGTCTTCAAGCGTTACCGTGCATCGCGGCTGCCGATCGGCGAGAAGTTCGGTCCCTCGGTCTGGCGGGTGATCGTCAATGAGCCCGGCCTCAAGGACGCCCTGCCGGCGGCCGTGAGCGTCGATTTGAATAAACTCTTAGATGACCAGGTCGGAGTCGAGCTTCGTAATTGGGAAAAAAGATCGGTTGTGCCGTTCTGAGAAATTTAACCACGAATAAACACGAAGAAACACGAATCAATGTAATCTGTGAAATCTGTGGCTAAACATTTATGAGTGAAACGATACATGAACGGATCGCTCAATGGATCGCCGCCGCCCTGGACGGCAAGCAGGACGCCGATGCGACGCTGACGCTGCGAGCGGTCCGGCCCAAAGTGTTGGATTGGACCGTCGAAGATTTCAAGCACAGCGACGTCGTGATCGAGGCCGATGGCATCGAGACGGAAAGCCGCACCACGGTCTCATCGCGGACGGAGAAAGCGACCTGGAGCTGTCACGGCATCATCCGGGAGCTGCCGGCCGACACCGTCGCCGATACGGTTCTCTCTCGGATGATCGAGACGATTCGCCGGTTGCTTCTGGCCGGCGATTCGGCCGGGACGGCCTGCGGAGGCGTGGCCATCCGGATCGATTGCCCGAAAGCGGACTTTGAAATTATGTCGGGGGGCGTGGTGGCGGAAGTGACTGTCGAGGTCCTCTATAGAACGGCGCTGCTGAATGGCTATACGCAGGCATAACAATGAACTATGAACTATGAACTCTGAACTTTGTTAGGAGCTAAATATGGCAACGAGTGGAATAACGGCAATTGGGACCACCGTAAAGTGGAATGGCACGGTGATTCCCGAACTCAAAGCACCCGCACCGGGCAGTCGGAAGGCCACGATCCATCCCGTGCTTACCTGTGATTCGACCAGCGGCTACGCCGACAAGATCGTAGGGGCCTTCGACGCGGGTCAGGTGACTTTAGCCTTCATTTACAATCCGGCCGCGGCCGCCGTCTATGCTCAACTTCAGACCGATTTCGACGCCCGGACAAAGGCGACTCTATTGGTGACTCATCCGACCGGCTCGAAGATGTCGGGACAGGCGGTCATAGCGGATCTGGGGGACCCGGGTTCCGGTGAAGCGGACGGGGTGGAGGAGTTCACGATCACGTTCGAGCGATGCGGCGCCCATGCGCATACGGGAGTGTAAAAAGGAAAGATTAGCCACGAATGAACACGAAAACTAAACGAATTATTCGTGATAATTAGTGAAAATTCACGTCAAAAATGAAAGGAAGACAATGTCACTGAAGGAAGACAAACAGGCAATTCTCGACGAATGGGACAAGATTCCGCAGGAAGATTACGAGATCGGCGGTCGGAAAATCGTTATTCGCGGCCTGACGGCTTACGATCTCGAAATATACCGCAAATGGAAGAACGGCAGCGATGAGTTGAGGAGCTGCTCGGCCGGCTCGAAGCTGGTCCAGTTATCGCTCTACACAAAGGACGGCAATAGGTTCTTCGAGGACGCCGAGGTCAACGAGATCAACGGCAAGTTCGGCACGAAAATAGATGAACTCGTGGACGTCATTCTGAGAGTCAACGGTTTCAACACCGTCGGTGCGGACGCCATACTAAAAAACTTATTGAAGATCCTTGGCGTCGCTGGCTTGCGAGAACTGCAAGAGAGTATAAGTGTTCTGTTAGCGAGTTTTGCAAGCGCCACACTGCCTACGAGCTGATCGAACAGTACATCATCGAGCAGTATTGGCCCGTAGGGGAGCCGGCGGCCAATAGCAGGGCGTTGATATCGGGCAGTTTCGGCTACAAGGATGAAAAGACGGCGAAGAAAATCATGAAAATGCTCGACGGCACGGATCGTCCGAAAGAGCAAAAATCAGAAGTTGACCGGCAAGGGCTGGACGTAATTTTCAAGAATTTTTTTAATCAAACATAAGGAGATTAACCATGTCTGTAGGATCTACACGATTGGGCGGTCAGGCCGGGGTTGTGATTGATTTGAAGGCCTTTCTGGCCGGTGATTTGAGCGAGTTCCAGGTACCCGTTTCCGTGGGCAACGTCGATTGGGCTTATGGCACCGGCGCCGGGGCCATCAATATCATCTACGCCGATACGATTACCCTGGCCGACGCCGCCACTACGACCCTGGACTTGTACGCATCAGGGACGCTGCTGGATATCTTCAACCGGGCCCTGACGATGGCGGCCCTGAAATTCCTCTATATCAAGAACAAATCCGCCGACGCGACCCTGAAGGTTTTTGGAGGGGCCTCTCTGGATATAGGGATATTAGTGGTCACGAATGACATTCTCACAATCAAACCAGGCGGAAGCTTTCTCTGGGCCGATCCATCGGCGGCGGGCCTGGTCATTACGACGAACAAGAATCTCAAGATCGAGCACGACGGGACGGGCAGCTCCACGATGGACGTGGACGTCATCGCAATGGGACTCGATTAAGCGATTTATGATTTCCTTGCCCCCGCGTCTCCCGGCGCGAGTCGGGGCGGCGGATGATTTACGATTTTCGAATAGGTATTAACCACGAATGAACACGAATCGACACAAAAACCGTGGGCAGAGGACGGAGGGCGGAGGGCGGAGAATCCGTCATCCGTCATCTGTCATCTGTCTTCTCTGCGGTCTGGCGGTGTTTATCTTTGCGGGGATTCAAGTCTTTGCAAGAATATCGGATCCCGTGCCCATTCCTGCCCCGGTGGAGGTCAAACCGGTTCTGGTCAAATCATACACTTGGTCGATGTACGGCAAACCCATAGCTTACTATCAACGGGTGAAGATGCCTGATGGTTCGATTCAGGAATTGAAGATCAAACCGGAGGCGGGAAAAGTTGCCCCGGACGCGAAACAATGGCAGGCGTTGGTAGATAAGCAGTGGGCGTCACAAAAACTAATCGTTGAGGCCATGCCGAAACCCTGTCCTTATTGCGGCGGAACGGGGGTGATGCCGTGAGGAGATTTTCGATTACAAAGAAGAATCGGCGTCTATCTGCGTTCATCTGCGGTTTGATTCTTTCTCTTTTGTCGTCTCCGACGTGGGCGGTCCTGCGGACCTTCACATCAGCCGGGGTCAATACTCTTTGGAGCAATGCAGCCAACTGGAACACGGGTGTTCCTGTAGATGCGGACACTTTTGCTTTAGCCGCCGGGCAAACGTGTACCTTCGACGTTGACCAGTCCGCATTTGCCGGTTTGGGGGCCAGTACGATTGCCGCTGGAACCACGCTCATCGCCTCCACGACGGCGGGGGCTTACGTCCTCAAGATGAACGGAAACCTGACAGTGAATGGGACGTTGCAGGCGGGAACATCGGTGGCCGTGCCGTATCCTGCGACGTGCACGTTCACCATCAATTTCAGTAGTGCAGCCTATACCATTTCTGTTGCTACGGGAGGAAAACTCTATCTTTACTGCACGGAGCCGGCAATTAAATACGTGAAACTTTCCGGTATCGAGGCAATCGGCCAGACAGAGCTTGGCGTCGATACGGATATTACCGGTGATATTTGGGCGGATGGCGATACCGTTAGAATAGACGACGTTGGCTCATCCGGTATGCCGGAATCGGAGGTGAGAGTAATTGCCGCCGGCGGCAGGGCCGCTGCACACATCGATGTCACGGCAGGATTGACGGCGGCGAAAGCGGCGGAAGCTTACGTGTTTCTGATTACTCGGAATATCAGAATCATTGGCACGACGGATTACGGCGTTACGATGCAGACCGGGACTACCGGTTGCCATATCGCGGCACAGATTTCAGGGGGCAATGGAGGAGTTAGAAGCGGTCTATTAAATACAATTGCCGGGACGATTTCAGGGATTGCTTCTTATGGAATATATGACCCATCTCGAACGACTTTTTCCGGCGTACTGGCGGGACAGGGAGTTTATGGTTTTTACTCCGGCACGTTCAATACTGTGTCCGGGATAATTTCGGGATGTGGGGTAGGAATGCAGGGGAGTAATTGGTCTATAATGTCCGGTACAATTACCGGGTGCACGCAAGGTTTAATTAGTCCCTCAGCTTCTATAGTTACAGGAACAATTTCAAAATGCAATTATGGTCTTTATACTGGTGTAGAAGCTATAGTTTATGGCACGATTACTGGGTGCAACTATGGAATATATTACGGCTCAGCGTATATTTTATCGAATGCCACTTTGAGTAACACAACTGAGATTTATCGTGCTTTCGGGGGTAAATCATACAATACTACTTTCGCCGGTACGGAGTTCACCGGTTACGATACACTACTGGCCAGAAGCCAGTTTGCCTATTTCGAATCTTCTAACCACGATGCAGTGGACAATGCCTATAAAGCATGGTGTCTCGGTGGCATAGTCACTTCTCAGACGGCCTCTCCGCCGACTGGATACTCGATATGGTACGAATTGGCCTGCGCATCGGCCACGTATCCGTGTTTCCGGCAATATGAAACTGTTGTACTGCCCGGTACGGCAATTGAAGTTGTCGGCTTTATGCGAATTGCCGACGCCGAAGACCATACGGCCTATCCGCCGAGACTGCAAATCATCGACAAGTTTGCCGACCCTCTCGTGGATGCTACACGGAACCCTCTCGATGAGGATCAAATTGCAGACTACGACGGCTCAGATTCTTCATGGCAGGCCGTCGATGTTATCTGGGCCAATATGGGTGACTCGCCGCGAAATGTCATCGTCAGGATGATTGCCAAACACGCTACAGGCGACGTGGATACCGTGTGGGCCGTGGCAGATTATCGGGACCAAATTGCGGCCATCTACAACAAGCTCCCGACGCACTACATCATGGGCAGCAGCGCCGTGACGGATAAGGACGATGAGATTGATGATATTCTGACCGATACCGGCACGACAATTCCCGGACTCATTGCGGCCATCCCGGCGGCCCCTTCGGCGGCTACGATAGCCGACACGGTTTGGGACGAAGCGATGGCCGATCACACCGGCG